CTTGCCGGCGCAACTGAGGCGGTGGAGATCGTAGGGCAGCGAAAGAATGACTACTCACAGTTTGCCCAAAACCCTGCAAATGTCGGGGCAGATTACTTTGCATCCGGCAAGCTTGGCCGCCTTGAGATGGGCACAAAGCTGGCGGATATGCAGGTAGTTGAATTGGAAAAGGTGAACTTTAAGCGCCTTTGCAACATCTACCACGTATCGGATAGGCTCTTCAATAACGATGCGACGGGCAGCGAGATAAGCGATGATAACGCCCGTAAATCTCTTTACATAAATGCTACGCTGCCAAACGTAAGAATGTTCTGTGACGGTCTAAATATGGCCTTGCTTCCGTTCTTCAAGGACAAGACACGCTACATTAAATACGATGACAGCACGATCCCTGAGCTGCAGGAGAATATGAAGGATCTTGCATCCTGGGTAAATACCTGCTATGTGCTTAAGGGTAATGAGAAACGGGAGATGCTGCGCTTTGACAAGGACACCGAAGACCCGCTCATGGAGCAATATATTATACCATCCGGCATGATGCTGCTTTCCGATCTTGCCTCAATCGATCCCGCAAACGACATACTACCATGAGTTATGAGCAGATAGGCCGCACACGCAAGGAGCAGATAGCCGGTGAGGCTGCTAAGATGGTCCGCCAGCATATTGCGCAAAGCGTGCCCGTGCAGGATTGCCCGCTGAAGCGCCAAAGGGCTATATGGGATAAGGAGGAGATCATGAAGCTAACGATAGCCAAGTTGGGCGGCAATGAGGGCATCCAAACGACAGTAACGGCATGACAAAGCAGGAGTATATAGCACAATGGAGCAGGTGGCAGCAAGGCATGGAGCGCAAGCACATAGCCGCTATTCGCCGTGCGGTTCGCCTGCAGTTTGAGCAGTTCTTTGCTACGGGGCGTGTGGAAGATATCAGCGCCGAGGGCATGGCGCAGGCATTGCTCGCACTCCGAAAGGATGCAGCGGTAGGATGGGGGCATAAGATACTGATTGGCTTACCCCGTGATGCGAAAGGAAGGCATCCAATGGGCTTTAGCCAGCGGGTGTACGACCTCATGCGGGATTACTTCGGCATAGACCTGCTTAACGATTCGGAAGAGATAACGGACACTACCAGGGAATATATCCGTATTGCATTAAGCCGCGGTGCATTGAACGGGCTCGGCGTTGATGATGTGGTAAAAGAGATGCAGGCTTTAGTCAGCGATCTGAGCACCAAGCGGGCACGGGCTATAGCACGCACGGAGACTGTTGGCGCTGCTAATAAAGCTGCCGTAGTTGTTGCTAATGACAGCGGGCTTGTGCTGAACAAGACATGGCAGGCAGTGCACGATAAGAGAACAAGGCATGACCACGTATTAGCAGACGGCAAGACCATAGCAATGGATGAATACTTCAAGATTGGCGGATACGATATGCTGCAGCCAGGAGATCGCGGCGGCAAGGATGGCAAGCCGAAGGTGGCAGCTCGCGAGCTGGTGAACTGTAGATGTGTTGTTGGGTTTGAAGGTGTAAAGGATGGTAATGGGAGGCTGGTTAGGAGGTAGGCTTATAGCGAACGACGAAGTAGTGCGCAACCTTGAAGTTAAGTGTGTTATATAAAAAGAAAACCCAATCGCGAGGAAATGATAACCCCTCATGAATATCTATTTTATTTTCGCCTAAAACATCTGTATAGTAGACAACAATGCGCCTGGTGTTGTACTCTAATTTAGCTAATCTTCTGTCCATACTATTTCTCATTAAATATTTTAAAGTCAATACCCAGCTTTTCGCAAACCTCCCGGTGCGATGTGGGGTACCCTGCACGATCAAACTCCTTCTTAAGATCAGCAACCAAGCGGCGCATGTTTGCAATGTCTTTAAGGCGCCGGGCGGCCTTAGCCTTTTCGTATTGGTATCTTTCATGCCAATCAAGACCCCAAACGATAACGAATGCAAGAATGCTTACTGATAAGTAGATGATGTGGCGGGTGCTCATTGCCTTTGATTTACCGGTGATTCGTTAAAAATAATTTCTTTGTCTATGATCAGTGTGCATTTGCGTATTGCCAATTCCCTGCGTATTGCTGCATCTATCAGCTCATACATTTTATCGGGGTTCTGTGAGCAATACTGCGCAATAAGCGTATGTGTTACCCTTAAAACAGCAACAGAAGTGAAATCTTTCTCCATTAATACCAAAACTATAAAAGTTTAACGAATAAACAAAATATTTTTACAGCATGAGCGAGCAAAAGCTAAAATCGGCGGTACACTTTGCAGCATCCATTAAGGATATGGATTTAAAGCAGGGTATCGTTACCGGGTATGCTGCCAACTTCGGCTCAAAGGATTCTGACAATGATATTATCATGCCGGGGGCTTTCTCAAAGACGATCAAAGAACAGGGGCCGGACAGTGCACAGCCACGTATTAAGCATTTGCTAAATCATAACACCGGCCAGGCATTAGGCTTGCCGATGGTGCTTAAGGAAGACAGCACAGGTCTTTATTACGAATCAAAGGTGGGCACGCACGCACTCGGGCAGGACTTCTTAAAGATGGTGGATAGCGGGCTGATAACAGAGCACTCTATAGGCTTTGGAACAATACGGAAAACCGTAATTAACCCGGATGCTGATTGGTATGATCAAACAACCCAGCTGCACGAATTGAAGCTATGGGAGTTTAGCAGCCTTACCGCATGGGGTGCAAACCAATATACACCGCTAACAGGCAGCAAGTCTAAGCAGAACGCAGAGGAGCGCATTTCGAAGCTGCTAAAGGCTTTAGACGGCGGCACATTCACAGATACTACTTTCTCATTCTTAAATGAGGAATTACTATACATTCAAAAGGCATTCAAGGACCTAAGCACCACAGCGCCGCACGTTGAACAAAAGACGGACACCCTGCCGGGATTTGTATTTGGATCGCTGGAAAATATCATTAACTCATTAAAATAAAAATAATGGACAATTTCGATCAAAAGGCGTTTGACGCAAAATTGGAAGAATTTAAGTCAGCAATACTGACTAAGGCAAAGGAAGATGCAAAGGCAGACTTCACTGAGCAGTTGAGGGCGATTACAGATGCCGCAACAGAAGCAAAGGATAAGGGTGCAGCGGAATTAAAGCGCATCAGCGATGATCTTGCAACAACTATCAAGGCGTTTGATATGCTGCAAACCCGCATCAAATCAACGCCACTTAACGGCGGCGCGCAATCAAAAGGCTTTGAAGCTGAGTTAGGCGAAAAGCTTGCAGCAAAGGCGGCTGACCTTAAGAACTTCAAGACAGAAAAGAAGGGCATGGCGCCGATTGAAATGGAAAGCAAGGCGGTAGGCAATATGACGAGCGCAGGCAACCTAACGGGTGCTTACTTCGTACCGCCAACAACGGTGCCGGGCGTAATTCTTAAGCCATACGAGGAAGTGCATTTACGCGATATACTTCCGGTAGGACAAACAACCAGCAATGTAGTGCGCTACATCCGCGATAACGGCGGCGAAGGCGGGCCGGCTATGGTTGCTGAAGGTGGAACTAAGCCGCAAATTGACCGCGACTTGCAGGTATATGATGCAAACGTAAGGAAGATTGCAACGTACTTCCGCGTCCCGGAGGAAATGATCGATGATATTCCTTACCTGCAATCATTCCTCAGCCAAATAGGCCTGCAGGAAGTGATGAAGGTGGAGGATGCGCAAATACTTTACGGTGATGGCACAGGCCAGAACCTAAGCGGTCTTTTCACGAACGCAACAGCATTCGCAGCGGGCACATCAGTAGTAACTGCTCCGAATAACTTTGACGTTCTTTTGGCAGCACGCAAGCAGGGTCGTGTAGCTCTTTACAACACCAATGTAGCTCTTGTTTCCCCTATCGACTACTACGACATGATCGAAAAAAAGGATACTACCAACAACTACATTTTCTTAGGTGGCGGCAACGGTATTGATGTAGCGGGAACGCTTAACTTCCGTGGATTGCGTGTAGTAGAGCATACAGCAATCGCAGCAGGCGACTTCCTTGTAATGGATCCGATGGCTGCGGCTATCTTTGACAGGATGGGAACTACTGTAAGGTTCTACGACCAGGATCAGGACAACGCTATCAAGAACTTGATTACGATTGTAATTGAGAAGAGATTAGCGCTGCCTATCTACAGGCCGGGTGCTTTGATAAAGGGCACATTCGCTACTGCGATTACGGATTTAACTTCGTAAAGTAAATAATAAAAGGGCGGTGAGATAATTGCCGCCCTTTTTCTTTATCTTTATTCCATGAGATACGATTTTTACAACACAAGGAAGGCGGGAAGGGTTGTTATCTACACAGAGGCGATCAACGGCACAGCCTTTCAGAGCATACACAAGTGCGGCGGGATGCAGGATGATATTGCAAAGAGTGCTTTTCACCGTGAGCATAAGCGGGAAGTGCTTACGCTTATCCAACAAAAATTAGTAAACGAAAAACTTATAAAAGATGGCGATAGTAAAAGTAATTGCTAACCACCACAGCGGCGGCACAATGTATAAGATTGGTGATGAAAGAGAAGTGAGCGAGGCTATCGCTGCAGACCTTAAACGTAGTGGCTTGGTTGATTGGGAAGGTGCTGCCAGCGCAAAGGAAGAAGGGCAGAAGATCAATGTAACTGAAAAGGTTTATAAGCCTGCTGAAAAGGAAAAAGTTCAAAAGAACGATAACGGCACTACTAAGAAATAATGGATATTGATACGCTATATCAAGACACTAATATCGGGTTGTACAACTGCGTACTTCAGGTATCAAAGCCCTATAATGGGCCTGAGCCTGTAAGCTTGCAAGAGGCTCGGGAATGGTGCAGGATTGATGTAACGGACAACGATACAACGCTTGCAACGCTTATTATAGCTGCAAGGGAATTATGCGAGGATTATTTAAACCTTGCATTGGTTGCAAGGACAATACATGCTACAGTTCAAACACCTAACGGGTATATGCGCTTGCCTTATGGGCCGGTAATAAGCATATCCAACGCTGAGGATGCCGACGGAATACCGCAGGAATATACTTTGAATGGATTAGGAATAAAGACTTCATCAACGCCATCTATAATTGTATATGTGGGGGGATATGGTGATGCGGGCGAGCCTTTACCGGCTAAATTCAAGATAGCGATATTGAATCAGGTGCTTTACATGTACGACAATCGTGGGGATCTGACAACATTAAGCCCGGCAGTAATGCAGGCTTTGCAACCTTACAGGCTGGTATGAGTGTAAGCGAGTACAAGAGAAGGATAAAGATCATTGGCTATAACTTAGCTGGTAAGAATGAATACGGGTCTCCTGTTAAGGGCGCTATTGCTACACAGTGGGATCGCTGGGCCAAGGTAGAGGATCGCTCAGGCTTTCAATCTACCAATGAGCAGCAGCAGACATGGAGCTACGACACTAAGATAACGGTGAGGCATGAGCCTACTCAGCAAATAAAGAGCAATATGTATGTGGAGTACGAAGGGGCACTGTATGCCATCCGTGATGTGCAGACAAAGTCAGAGGGCTACAAGGTAGAAGACATTTTAAGGGTTGAAAAGACAGACGAAGTGATATGAGCATAACCTTCAAGGTAAAGGGGCTGGATGCGGTTGTAAAAGCCGCTAATGACATTGCAGCGAATGCCAAGAGGGATGTGCAGGATGAATTGAATGCGTTTGCTATACGGGTACAAAAGCAGGCTCAATTATTAGCTCCTGCGGATAACGGGATATTAAGAAACAGCATAGTAACTGAATTTGGCGACTTGAATGTTTCTGTATTTAGCACCTTGAATTATGCAGCATATCAGGAGTTTGGTACGAGTAAATTCGCTGCAGCTTATGTAAGCTCTTTGCCTGCTGATTGGTCTTCCTACGCAGCAACATTCAAAGGAAAGACAGGAGGAAATGCAGATGATCTCTTACAGGCGATTATGGAATGGGTAAAGCGCAAGGGAATAGTCCCAAGGGCTACAAAGACGGCAAAGACGGGAAGGGTAACGAATGATAAAAAGCAGCAGGCAACGGACGATGATGCTGCAGCGTATGCGATCACGCTTTCGATATTAAGGAACGGCATAAAGCCTCATCCTTTCCTTTACCCGGCTTATCAGGAGCAGGTGAAGGTATTAGAGGCAAACTTAAAAAAGATATTCAGTTGAAGGACATAAATCTACCAATGCGGAAGGCTTATAACACGCTTTTAAGTGCTGCGGTAGATCCTATACCGGTTTATTATCAGAATGCGCCGGATGATATTGCAGATAAGGTTTATATTGTGTTTGATTCGGTGAGCAATAATGATCGGTCAACATTAACTTGTCAAGAGCTTGAATGCTCAATGCGGATTACGGTGCACAGCTTTGATACAAAGTACAATGACGAAGTGGCAAGAGATCAGGCGGCGGACTTGATATTAAGGAACTTATATGCGACTCCTTTGAATGCATTAGGCGCAGATGGTGTTCAGGTATTAAGCACAAGGCTTACCAGCGACCAAAGCCTGCCGTACAATTTGAATAACACAAGGAACTACTCAGACAGAGTTTTAATTTTCAATCATAAGGTTTATATAAAAAACTAAAATAAAATGGCACAAAGAAAGTACGAACCGAACAGCTGGCTTTTAATGTTTGACCTTTCAGGTGACGGTACAGATCCTGCAGACTTCTCATTAGTTGTTTGCCTTGAGAACTGGGCTTATCCTACTAACAGGGACGAGATAGATGCAAAGAGCATGTGCGGCCCTGATAAGTCAGTAGGCGGCGCTAATTACGGGCCTATCACATTTGACGGGCAGGTAATACTTTCCCCTGATACCGGCAAGCTTGGATTGGCGGCATTGAAGACAGCTTTTGCGGCAAAGACTAAGATTGCATGGAAGCTGGCACCGGTAACGCCTGTAACGGGAGATGTAACAGAGGCGGGATTTGGCACGCTGTCGCAGCTTGACACATCAGCGGCTACGGACGAAGTGCCAAAGTTCTCTGCGGCTCTTACCATCTATGGCACGCCAACGACTACGATCACGGCATAAATTGCAAGGCTCACGGAATCGGGTGTAACCCGGCTCACTGAGTCGAGCGTAACCAGGATTCTAAATTAATAATCATGGCAGGAAAGATAACGGAATTACCGGCAGCGGGATCGCTTAATGGTACAGAATTAATTGAAGTTGTTCAGGACGGAGTTAGTAAAAAAGCTGCGCTTATGCCTTACAAGGTGTATACAGCTTTACTTTCTCAAACGGGAACAGCAGCACCAGTGGCAACAGTGCTGGCAAATACATTAGGCTTTACCCCCGTTTGGAGCAGATTAGCGCAAGGTAGATACGCAATTACATTCACATCTGGTACAGCACCTTTAAATAAGCGGGTTACTTTCATAAGCTATAATAGCGATGCAAATGGAGCAACGGCAACTGAGGGAGGCACAGAGGTAGATGATGTTATTGGGCTAAATACGTGGTCTACATCAGGCACCCCTACATTTCAGGACGGTTTAATGATTGATACAGAAAAGACATCCTTTGAAGTAAGGATTTACCCATAAATAAACACCATGCTAATAAACGGCACCGAATACAAATTAAAGTTCAACCAGCTTACCTTGGAGAAGGTGAGCACGCTTGCTGTAGCGGGGGAATTAAGCGATACGCAGGCTTTGTATGCTATTACACAGGCCGCAGTAGAATCAGGAGCGTGGCTAAGTGGCATTACAGCCCCTTCACTGGAAGAAACAGCGGATGCATTAGACTTGCTGACTAAAGAAGAAAAGGCGGCTATTTTAAGCCAATTCTTTGATATGAATGCTTACAAGGAAACACTTGCATCACAGGTGCCCGCTGCAGGAGAAAATGACAAAAAAAAAGAGACGAGGAAAGCAGGGAAATAAGCCTATTTTTAGAACATAAGTTTTTCCTTGGCGAATTGGGGATGAGCGTAACAGAATATTATTCAAATACGCCTTACCAAAACTTCTGCAAGTGGCTGGGATATATGGACAGGATAGATAGGGACACGGAGAACTACCGCAGGCTTGCTTACATTACCCATGCCAGCATGAGCGCAAAGCCTTTAACGATAAATAAGCTTTGGCCTGCAAGGATTCCTGAAAAGAGCGAATCGCTTACGATGTCAAAGGAGATGCTGGAGAATATAATCAGATCACATGGATTAGACCCGAATAAAGTAAAACATGCCTAAATTAGAAATATCAGCGGAGGCGAATTTTAATGGCATAAATGATTCCATTAACAGGCTTATTAATAAGCTTGGAGAGGTTGATAAAGCCGCTGCCGGCACTTCCTCAGAAGTATCAAAGGTTTCCACTACATTAAGTAAGTTGCCAAAGGCCGCATCAGATGCGAGCAAGGGATTAGCTGCTGTTGCGGCAGCGAATACAAAGCTTGACAGCAGCCTTGGTAAATTAAAGGGTGCAGATCAGGCAAGCAATGCTTTAATGAACCTTGGAAGAGTTGCACAAGATGCGCCTTTTGGGTTTGTCGGTATTTCAAATAACATCAACCCCCTTTTAGAATCTTTCCAAAGGCTTAAGGCGGAAAGCGGGAGCACAAGCGGGGCTTTGAAGGCCCTTGCAAGCTCATTAGCCGGCGGGGCAGGGCTTGGGCTTGCGATATCAGTGGCTACAGGGTTATTAACCGTATTAGCGCAGCAGGGGTTCTTTAAGACAGAAAAGGCGGCAGATGCAGCGGCAGAAGCGGCAAAGAAGTTTAAGGATGAAGTAACCGGTATATTCGCAGATGCCGGTAAAGAGGCTGCTCAGGCTACAGCATTGGTAGCAGTGCTTAAATCTGAAACAGAGACAAGAGAAAGGAAACTACAGGCCTTAAAGGATTTAAAGGAGATAAATCCTACCATATTCAATCAGCTTAAATTAGAGGGTGATGCGGTAGTAGGATTAGATGCAGCATACAAGAATTACCTTGTAAACTTCAAGGATGTAATTGCAGCAAAGATCACTCAGGCAAAGCTTGAAAAGGCAATTACAAAGCTCTTGGAGGCTCAGGGAACAACGCAAACGCAATCAACAAAGAATGTGCTTGCGGCCCTAAAAGCTATTAATAAATCACAGAATGACTTAAGGGAGGCAAACGGCGTACAGTCAATACAGAAATCTATTGATGACCTGAATACAAGCAAGATCGCAAAGGCTAATAAGGAAGTAGAAGATCTGTTTGCGTTGCTTGGCGAGCAATCGAAGGGCATAGAGATAAAGATTGATAAGCCAAAGAAAGAGAGCACAAAGGAAACTATTCAGGATGTTATTGCTCAGCTGCGCAGAGATGTAAATGAGGCTAACATATTTGAAGGTCTTTTTAATGTGGATAAAAGTAAAGATCGTGCACAGCTTTTTGAATCAGCCATACAAAAGCTGGTAAGCAAGTTTAAGCTTGACCCAAAAGGGGATTTAATAAAGGGGCTTTTTGATGAGGAAATAATTGCAAAAAATGGCTTTATTGCGCCGGCTGCATTAAATGCAGGTGTTTTAAAGCTTGGTAAGGATTTAAGGGATGCCGCAAAGAAATTATTATCTACGGCTCCAATTGAAATACCAATAAGCTTTGGTACAGGCCCGACAGGGAACAGCGCCTTACCGGGTGGCGCAGGCTCAACAACGCCATTAACCGGCTTAGGAGAGGCGGCAGAATCTGAAGGTGTAGCCATTGCTGCACTATTAAAAGCAGGCGTAAAAAAGGGCTTTCAGGATGGCGGTCTTGTAGATATAACTGCATTAAGGTTGCCTGAATTGCTGGATGCAGCTGCAAAATCTGCAGAACTGATTAAATCTGCAAATGGTATCGGCACCTCACTTGCCACAGGTATTGCAAGCGGAATAGGCGATACGCTCGGTAAGGCATTGGCGGGCACAGCACAAGTAGGGGATATATTTTCCGGCATATTCCAGAGCTTAGGCGCATCATTAAGCCAGCTTGGCGATCTGTTTATACAGACGGGTATTAAAATAGCTATCTTCAAGAAATTGGCACTTTCTAATCCTGCGGCAGCTATTGTAGCGGGTATTGCATTAAAGGCTTTGGGTGCATTTGTTCAAGCCAAGACAAGCCGAAAAGGGTTTGCGGATGGCGGCTACGTTTCGGGCCCCGGCAGCAGCAGATCAGACAGCATCCCCGCACGCCTGAGCAACGGGGAGTTTGTTATGCAGGCTAAGGCTGTTAAGAGCCTTGGCGTTGGGTATTTGAATTCTCTAAATAACGGCTTTACACCCGGTTTTGCAAATGGCGGATCAGTAGGCGTTATTGAAGGCGGTGGCGGCGTTACGCAAGTGCATGGAGTATTCACGGTAAGGGGCAGCGATTTGGTTGTAGTATTGGACCGCGCTCAGGCAACAAGAGGAAGACAACAGTAAAAATTAAATACGATTTCATACAATGCCCAACTACGGCTTAAAATATATTGCGGAATTCGATGTGCCGGTTACCGGTGTAAGGTATAAGGGAGAGTTTGAGTTCCTTAATTATACAGGCGGCTACTCGGAGATTACATTCGCAGACCCGGGTGTTATACATAAGTGGTCTATAGATGATCCCTTTCCTTCAATAAAGGGCAGCTCCTGTGATATCTCCATAATAGGATCAAAGACATTCGGCCTTGATAAGTTTTACATCGATTCGGATAACGGCGTTCGCTTTACATTGCGCCGTGAAGGATTTATCGTTGCACAGCACTTCCTTGTGCAGGATGACTTCTCGGAGGATATAAGCGAGACAGCGCATGTGCTTAACCTTTCATCAACGGATAACCTGGGCTTGCTGAAGGATGTATCATACACAGATGCGAATGCCCGATACGGAACGCTGGTAGTAAAGAATACGCAGGCAGCTATTGCTCCACCGCCAAATAATTACTTCATAGTTATAAGCGATGCAACCTATGTGCCCGTAGTGGGGCAATACTTCCTGTTGGAAGGGACAGGCACAAACCTTGACGGGCAATACTTCAAGATCACGATTGTAAATGTTATCGGCTCAGCATTGAATATATATGTAGATCGGCCATTTTCAGCAAACGGCAACTTTTTGACGGCGGTTGTTACATTTATTGAGGCTGCAGATATTACGCAAAAGATAAGCATGGCATATATATTTGCTACTATCTTTAATGCCACAGGACTGCAGCTTACTTCACGCACATACATGAATATCCGCCATGAAGGGGTTGCAGATTGGCTTACACTCAATCAAACATATTTGCGGGGAAATGATATTGCCGGGAAGTCCTGCTATGAGGTATTGGATGCTGTCTTGGGTGGCACTGATAAAGGTCTTGGGGCTACTGTATTTCAGGCGCAGGGGCAATGGCACTTTGTCCGCTGGGCAGAGCTCCGATATCCCGCAGGATCGCCCGCTGGCAGCCCTGAGCTGATAAATTACGACCAGGGATTTAATATGATCGGCTCTCCCGGTTCTTATTATGATAGCCGTATTGAGATAAGGGATAATGATGTATTGGATATGCCCCGCAAGACGTTGATCAGGCCATTGCAATACGCAAGGGAGGAGTTTATGTATAGTCAGGCGGAAAGGATAATACCAAATATTAACCTTGATATCCTGGGCCCGCTGATTGCAACATACACAACGGGCAGCGGTGTTAACCTGCAGACTATTTCAGAATATGTAGCGCCTTATTGGAGCCGTGGCTTTTGGTGGAATGCAGCCGGCACTGTGCTGGGCAATAATGCCACAACGTTCTTCATCCGGGTTGTAAAGGATTACCACGGTGATGAATCAGACAGGTATATGGTCATTAAGGGCGCAACGGGCTTTGATGATTCAGCGGCAGTGATCAGCTCCTATATTGAGGCGAATAAAGGTGATCGGGTAAGCGTTTCCATGAATATAAGGACCAGTAACAGCATACCGGGGCCATACGCCCGCAGCATATACGTAAACAATATCAGCCACTTGCCCATAAATAATACCCGTGCGCCGTGGTATGAGCTGAAGGACAGCGGGTATTGGGCTGCCGGCAGTGCGCCAAAATTCCAAATTGTTTGGGCGAACGGTGAGAACACCAACCAATGGAAGAGCATTGAGCATACCAGTAATGAATACCCGACAGACGGGCGCACCTATATTTACCTTCCGCAGGTTTCCAACGGCAGCGGCGGTACCTACTTTGAGACGCATGTAAAGGGCATATCAGTAAAATACTTCCCCCAGATCGCAGGGCAGCCATCCGTTAAGGGCCATGAGCATATTGATACGGTTCTTACACTCACCGTAAAGAACAACCTTGACAACAGCCTGATTATTGATGATACGCAGAGCAATAACATTATGGGCACTATATTTCAAAAGCCGGTTAACAATGAGCTAATCCGTGACAGGACCAGGAATTGGGAGCGTCGCGGCTTTGAAGGCGAGGGTAAGCGGCTGGGGCAGATCATAACAACGGAGGCTGTGCAGCTACACCGGCAGATCCGAATGAAGATTGAGGCTGATATCAACAGGCTTGATCGGGGCACTGTATCAATTTCTCCCTTAAATGCCTTCTTTTATGAAAGATACCCTACATTTTTATTTATCTTTGGATCATTGGAATTAAATTACTTCGGTGATCGCGGCAGGTGCACGATATATGAGCTTTATGAGAGTGATGAGGGAGAGGTAATACAGGACTATAAATTTAATTACTTGTATGAGTAAGGTAACAGGCAGCAATGTAATGGGATATGTCTTTCTTGATGGCATCTATAAGCCTGTGGTTTGCGCTACAAGCCTTTCCATGTCATTTGATACGGAGCTGCTGAAGACAAGCAGGGTAGGCAATAATGGCTATGCTACCTTCATTGGCGCTGAGCACAGCATAAGCGCTACATTGAGTGGCATAGTAACATTGCAACAGGTTAATAGTGTTGCGTTCCCTGATCTGAGGGCACTGCAAAAAGCACGGACGGAGATATTATTCCGCTACCAAAGGACGGATGCAGATGCAAATGTGTATGCGGATGAATGGATGGCACTGATAAAGAATACGAGTGACGAGGCCAGCACGGACGGCATGAATACATTTACGGCCACGCTGCAGGGTACAGGCGGTATTACAGTTATTTTTACACCTACACCAATAAACACGGGGGGCAAAGTGATAGACTTTAATTATATAGCTACCGGCGGGGAGACATTCTTCAGCGATCCTGAGCTTATCGGCCGGGATATTGTGGGCGCTTTCAAGTCGCAAAACTACAGGGTTATATTAAGCGGAACGCCTGTAAACCAGGAAACAAAATATACCTCAGCCAGCGGCCGCTTTGATTGGCCGATAGCATTGGATCCGGGAGAGCATGTGCTGATACAATACCAGGAAATATAAAATAAAAATACCCATTTATGAAGAGGATTATTCTTTCTGTTCTTATGCTTTGGAGCGCCGCTGCGATGGCGCAGGCTCCTTACTTCCCTGCACCGCCTTACACACCATTAGGGACAGCTAAGGTATACACAGTACCAAAGTACATTAATGCCGACAGCGCTATTAAAAGCCCGCTGGTGATCACCGGCACGCGTCCTGCCAACGACAGCACGAAGGCGGCTGCTACTACCGAATGGGTGATGCAGCGCAATAACGTGCTATACCCTACCAAGACACTGCAGCAAACAATTGATGCAGGTAATATTTTAAGCCACAGCAACGAAATAAGCGGAAGGAATAATACGCTTAATTTTAATAATAACGGGACATTTCAAGCGCAAGCGATAAGCGGCGATTCTCTTGGAGGATTGCCAAGGGTAAGATCTATTATTCAGGCAAGCGGCACGGAGTTGTTTATGGACAGGACAGAGTATTTAAATGCGGCTCATTCAAGCACAAGAACTTCACGTATTGATGTGGAGAACGGAGATATTGCATTAAATGCTACAGATACTACAGTAACAAACGGGATATTAATAACGCCTGATTCTGTTATGCTGCAAAAAGATCCTGCCGGCGGTGATAGCACATTAAATATCGCTACGACGGGCTGGGTAAAGAGGAATGTAACGGGAGGGGGTGGAGCAGGAACCGATACAACACATACACAAGGCTACGGCATAACGCTTACAAGGCCCGGCAGCAATGTAGTGAATATTAAATTAGATACGGCAGCAGTATTCCCGGCAGTGAGGGCAACAATTCCTTCCGGCGCTGCGGGTTCTGACACCTCAATATATAAAATGGATGATTCATTAATATCTGACAGAACCTTAAAGGGAAACAATAAATTTCTTCACTTAGATACATTAAAGGATTTTAGGGTTTCAACTTATACAAATAGTGGCATACCGAGGTCTAATGCAGCACAAGCATCAGGATACGGAGCGCTACCAACGGTGGGAACGGATATTACAATACAAAACTTCTTTGTATTAAATACGTCCCATGTAACAAGGATAAGGCAAACGGGAACCATTAACCGAATAAGATTTTATTTAGGGACAAAGCCAACTACAACATTAAGCTTTGTTATTTGGAGAAAATCAGGCTCTACGTATACTCAAATATCATCACAAAATATACTGTCAATCACAAGCCCAAATGTAATTAATAATATTACACTTCCTACACCTATAAGCGTATTGGAGGGAGATTATACGGGGTTCAGCTTTACAAGCTCTACATCACAAACTGTATTTCAGGATATAGCAGGGTCTTCGTTATTCTTTACAACAGATCCCGGAACAAGCAGTACCTTCTCAGGAGCAACAAGCCTTGCATTTTATACTCCTGTCGAATGCTTTACTACTTTATCCCCTGTATTGGTATCTATCGGTAATTCTATCATAGCAGGGCAACCTTTGAATAGTACATTTATCGAAAGCGGTTCATTAGACAGCAATAGCTCTACAATACCATATAAGACACAAGCCGCCTTGAGCATTACAGGGCAGAACATGGGCATAGGAGGACAAACTACAGCGCAGATATTAGCAAGATTCAATACAGATGTTTGCGCATCTCATCCCCGATTTGCGTTGCTTGAAGGTGGGGTAAATGATGTAAACAACGGGGTTGCTACAACGTCTATAAATTCAAATTGGGATGCTATATTGCAAAGATGTGTTGATAGCTCAATAAAGCCAATAATATTGCTAATACTTCCTTGGAGTAATGGTACAAATGCGCAGAACAGGCAAGTAGATACCGTAAACGCTCACCTTGTATCAGTAGCATCGTCTTATGGGGCTATAGTCGTTGATGCAAGATCAACAGTCGGTCAATTTAGAAGTGGCGGAACAGCAGGTAATTTTTGGGATATTCAGAGCACATATAATGCAGACGGTGTTCATTATAATCCTTCAGGGTATACTGCAATAGCATCATTGGTTACTACCGGCACATCTCCATTTTTAGGCGCATCATCACTTAATGCATTGGTTGTTGATACATCAGGAAACACACATATAAGAGGAGCATTTATGCCATCGGATAATGCAGGTACAGCAAATCAATTACTATCTTCTAATGGCGCAGGACAACCGCCCTCATGGCGTACAATAGCAGCGCAAGGATGGAGCTTTACAGGAGACGCAGTAACAAATAATACACTTGGCACAACAAATAACAGGTCGGTAAGCCTTATAGCAAACAATGTTGAAGTAGCAAGGATAGACAGTACAAATAAGTTTGGGATAGGAGATGCAGCACCTTCCTTTCAACTCAGCGTAAAGAGGTCCGGCACATCTCAATTGTTTTCAGTTATGCGCCCGTCAATGAGCAACGGGGATAAAGCTTGGTTTGCTATCGGGCAATCTTTCTCCGCAAATGAAAGTTTCTATTTAAACTACAATCATAATTCATCAAATACAGACAGGTATATATCTTGGCAGGGAACGGAAAGCCTGCCGGGGACACGATCACTTACATTAACTGCTACGGGTGCTGTGGGTGTGGGAACAGTTGCCCCATTACCCTCTGCTGCACTTGATGTAACAAGCACTACACAAGGTTTTTTACCGCCACGTATGACACAATCCCAAAGGTTGGCTATATCTTCACCCGCAACGGGTCTGATGGTGTATCAAACTGACGGGACGGAGGGCTGGTATGGCTACAAGTCCACAGGATGGGTTCAAATGTTTTAACATATAAATTTCAATAAGATGATCAGCCATTTAATTAATTTTTTCTTAAGCCAACGGGTTAGCAGATTTATCATTTTCGCCTTGCTCGTTTGCTTTGTGTCACATGCGCAGTCAAATACCTACAGCCTATACACAATAAGCACAGGGGCAATACCGGATACGACTGTCATTAAGAATAATACAGACAGCCTTTTTCATCAGGCAGGAAATACCTTCAGCTATATAGGCAAGCTAAATCCAAGAAGATACAGCGCTTGGTTTACAACAGAGGCTATTCCTGCTATGCTGAAAGATACTGCAGCGTTAAAGGCAAGCATTGACAGCAAGGCTACGGCTGCAAGCGTTTCATCATTGGCTGCTAATATGATTCCTTGGACAGATACAGTTAATGCCGGGCCAATTATGACGATCACAAAGGCGAATCTATCTATTGCAACATTAAACAGCAGCATATCTACAAAGTTTAACCAGCCTTCCGGGAGCACATCGCAATATATTCGGGGTGACGGGTCTATATCTGCGTTTCCTTCAATACCGACACAAACGGGGCAAATTTCCGAGAGCAGCAATTTATATTATACTGATGCGAGGGCAAGGGCGGCTGTAACACCCGATACTTTTGCGGTTAAGGTTTACAATGCCGGCGGCTTGGTTTCCAAATACGGCAAGATCTTCACCGATACGATTGCTATCAGCACAGCTACGCCTACAATATCATTAAGTAGCTATTTAACGGCGATGAGTGCTACCAGCTTTAAGCTGATGGGTGTTACTGGGTATAGGATAGGTTCTACAGCCACTACAAGCCCACAGGTTTCAATTTCAGCAATTACAGGCACCAGCGTTTCATTGGTTATATCGCAGCCAAATACGGCAACGGTAACAATCGTAGGAATACCTGTACTTTCAGGCTTGCCTACGATATTAACGCCAGACCCGACCAATGTAAAGGTGGTCTTATCCTTCTACGCTTATTAACAATAAAAATATAAAGAGATGTCAGAACAAAAGAACACAACAGGAGATGAGCAAGTAATAATTGAGTGCTCTGGATCAGCAAGTCCTTTGGGTGGGTATGGGTATTCAGTAACGGCTTGGGATGGCACCACGGCTGCGATAGAAAGGTATCTGACCAATGCAAAGCTATTTTGGCGCATTGCTGAATCAGCTGAGATAGATGCATGTATTGCATCGCTGCCTGAAGACACAAAGCCTATCAGGATAACTGTACCGGCATAATGGGAAAGTACTTCTACCTTAAGGCTTGGAAGCTTTGGCTGCCGTGTGATCTACTTGCTGTAACGCTTATCATTGGTGAGCTATGGTGGCATTATGTAAATAAAAGCTGCCCTGATCATAAATACCCAAATGGCGCCACGGCTGATATTTCGTCTTACCTGTGGTTTTCATTCAATGGGATAAACAGGATCATGTGGGCGCTGCTGGCGGTATGGTTTTGCTTATTCCCGGATAAGGATCATAGGGGCACCGCATTAGTGGCTTTAGCTTACTTTATAATTGATTACATCGTTTTCTTTTATTCAGGCAGCCAAAGCTTTCAAATAATGATTTGTGAGTATATTTGCGTAGGGATATTATTTATAATAAATGGCAGGAGGATATCTAAGATATTATCAGACAGGGCTAAAACAACCGCATGATGAGTAATGCTAAACTATGCAAAGGGAATCTTAGAGGCAATAAGGCAGTACAACAAAGATCCGGGCCTGCGGATAGCCCTTATATTGGGCTTATCGGTAATGGGTGGGCTTTACTACGCCTTTAAAGGAAAGGATGCCCGTAATGATGCTAATTGTGACGATAAGGACAGAACAATCGCATTGATACGTGGATTGCTTACAAAGCAGGTGGTGAAAACAGACAGCGTTCAGGTAGAGAACTCGGGGCTTAAGACACAGATACTTTCATTAAGCGTATCTTTGATAAAGACAAGGGCTGATGCTGACAGTGCAAAGGCAGTATTCTATCAAACGCAATGGAAGAGGTCGGACAGCTTATACACTAATAGCCTAAAGCCGGCAATAAATAAAAAAAGATGATGCATAACGGATTCATAGGTTTTATATTCTTTATGCTGATTACAGGAGTAGGCAGCATGGGGCAGACTATGCCACCTGATAGCTCATCTGTAATACTGTTGCCTATTTCCAGCCCTGCAGACAGCAGCGTTTATTTTGCGGAGATTCGCAGAGGGGAATATTGGGCACGTCAGAAAGCAAGAGACTCATCCATTGCAGCCAATGCCAGGAAGAGAAACTTAAATGCTATTTATGTGCTGGTTAATAAAAAGCCGGATACATTTATCAAGTATATTGAAATCCCTGCGGCAATAGAGTACGGGAATGGATCAGCGGAAGACTATGCACCTGCTGACAGCGTAAAGAAGAAGACGAAAGTGGGGAAGTTCCTGAGCAGGATATTTTAATTACTCAATACATAAAACTTGATACTTATGAGCTTAACAAACCTTCCATCAACCATATTCACGCTAAAGGTGCGTGACTTCCTTAAAGGGCTTATAATGGCTGTAGGTACTCCTGTATTATACATGGTGCAGGAATTGATACCTAATTGGCCTTTAAATCCTATTGAAAAAGCAGGATTATCCGCTTTGGTTACATACCTTATTAAGAACTTCTTTACAAACGATACGGCTACAGCTGTAAAGGTTGTGCAGGAGGCTCAGGAAAAGAAGATTGAAAAGCAGGGCCAATTATAATATTTTCATAAGCAGTTTAGTTTTGGTAACAGGCGGCGTTTCTACGCTGCTTTTTTTATACGAAATATTTTCCATTTAAAAAAGAGTAAGTTTACTATTTTATTTTTGACCGGTGCTTTGTATGTTTGCAATTCACAATTAAAAACTTTCAAAATGAAGTACTTCAAATTAACTACGACAAGTAAGGTCAACTTATTTGGCATTACACTTTTTCAATTAGAATTTTCTGTTGACTGCGTTTGGGGAAAGAAAGGAGATAAAGCGGGGTGGATAGAAAGCGAAGAAACAAAGTTAGGCGATGCTCGGGTGTATGGCGATGCTCTGGTGTTAGGCGATGCTCAGGTGTATGGCAATGCTCGGGTGTCAGGCAATGCTCTGGTGTCAGGCAATGCTCTGGTGTTAGGCGATGCTCAGGTGTATGGCAATGCTCGGGTGTCAGGCAATGCTCAGGTGTATGGCAATGCTCGGGTGTCAGGCAATGCTCAGGTGTCAGGCAATGCTCAGGTGTTAGGCGATGCTCTGGTGTTAGGCGATGCTCAGGTGTATGGCAATGCTCGGGTGTATGGCGGAGAGTGGAAAGAATCCCCATTGCAAATTCAGGGAACTATGCATTTCGTTACCACATCATCCAAAACAGAATTAAATATTGGCTGTAAAAAGTTCACATTTAATTTTTGGAAAGAAAACTTTAAGCAAATCGGAGAGGCTGAAGGTTATACCGAAAAGCAGATTACAGAATATGGCTTGTATATAGATCTTGCCATATCTTTATTTTCTTAGCCTGTTTGTGAAAGTTCAGGCTATTAAAGCGGGGGCTTGGCTTGCATTAGCAGCGCCCCTGCTTATTTTTAAAAACAGCCGCAAGGCACTAACTTTATAACATGGCAGACATCACACTACCACGCCGGCTGGGATTAAACAAGGCGCAGTTTCTTTTTTTATATTTATGCGTTATTGTATTATCGCTCATCTATAAAGATTGGCTGTAAGAGGAAGACCCGGAATATTATGATTAAGTAATTTTAAATAAATGATAATTGCCTGACGATTATTAGACGCTTGTTTGGACGGCGGTTCGAGCCCGCCCACCTCCACAGCTTAATTGCTATTTGAACGCTAACCGGCCGCGTTAGTGCCGTTTTCGGGGGTGCTTTGGTTTTGACAGCAAGTAGTAGATAGTAATAGATTATCAGTAAACAGTAAACGGCAACGTTACACCAATGTTTGCAACTGCTCATAGAGCAGCGGCATAACACGAGACTTGCCCCCTGCGACAATGGGGGCTACTTTTTAAAGATCTTTAACAGCCCTGACGGGTACAAACTTTAACACAATGGAAAACATATCACAAGCACAGGCGCAGGCCAACGCTGTAAAGCTTATTACTATCTGCGAGACATGGCAGAAGATTAAGCCGTTTGCCGGGTTGATACACACACTGCTATTCTTCAGCAAGAAGGCCCGGGCAGCATTTGACACACTCGTAGACGTGGCAGACGGCATCTGCCCGAGTGAGCAATGATAACAGATACATACACCACGGAGGTAGATCCGCAGGAAGGGACGCCCGGATTCAGAGTTAAAATAATGAAGGATAATCCAAAAGAGAATCCGGTACATTATGAAATAAAATGCATGCAGGATATTGCCGATTGCATAACACCTGAAAATCTGGAAAAGTTCTACACTGAATTTGGCCAGGTACTTCTTAATTTGAGCATAGCAAAAGAGGCTGCAAAATTACACAACGTAAAAATTGAATTTCCATCTTTTGAGTATATTGACGATTAAAAAACTACAATTACCATGACCAAAAAAGACTTCGTTGCAAAGCTTTACCCGTATGCGCTGCAATGCCAAAAGGAAACGGGGATACATCCGCTTGCGATACTTGCGCAGGCTGCCCTGGAATCGGGCTGGGGAGAGGTATCGCCGGGCAATATGTACTTCGGCATAAAGGACACAGACGGCGTAAATGGTAATGAGCAATTATTGACCACTACAGAGTATAGCAGCCGGGCCAATTATCCTTTTCCTAATATAATCAGCATTACACCTGTAATGATTGGTAATAAGAAGATGTTTAAGTACAAGATAAAGGGCTACTTCCGCAAGTATAAAACGCCTGCGGAAAGCTTTATTGATCATGGTAAATTCTTTATGCAGAACGGTCGATATGCCGCTGCTATGAAGGTTGCAGGCGATTACAATAAATTCTTTGATGCTATTGCGGCTGCAGGCTATGCCACAGCCCCAACTTACGCCAAGGATCTGAAAGATATTGCTGACGGGCTTGTAAAGTACGTGCCCGCATAAAATAGTTGTTAGTTTGGTTGTTTTAAAGGTTAAATGCCCCGCTGTAAAAGGCGGGGTATTTTATTATGTGGATAACTTTATTAGTTTATTAAACTAAATAAATGCTATCTTTACAAAGTCAATAAGACGAAACAATAAAACATTTAGCAAAATGAAAAACGCATACCCGAAAGAAGTAACAGAGTATATGATCAATAATAATATCAATATCGGAGGCTGGTATGCTTTAGGTGGGGAAGACGGTATTAAAAAGCAGATCATTTCAGTTGAATTAAATGATTATTGGGGATGGCAGATTGTACTGGATGACAAATCTAAATTTCGAATATCACTCCCCTGGTGGAATGTTTCAACAACTGCGCCGGCGCAAAAAGAAGAAGAAGATGAAGAATTAGTTGTAGATAACAGGAAAAATCATGATGCGATTTTTTTTAAAATAAAAGAAAGATATCGAATTGTCTGTGACAAGAAAAGCCTAATGTACTCTAAAGGCAAAGGGAATAATATGAGAAATGCTTACTACTCGCAGGAATTGGATCTATTGCGATCTCAGCTATCACAATACAAACAAAACTAAAATAGCTAAATGCCGGGAACGGGCAACCAAGTACCGGCACTTTCAAAAAAAAAATAAAATATATAATGGCAGTAAAGAAAATGGGGAGGCCTCCCGTAAAGGCATCAGAAAGAAAAGTAGAGGTAAAAACCACTGCACAATACAAGCATAGGGCAAAAGCAAAAAAAGCTATTGATAAGATTGTAAAGGACATTCCCCTAATGATCGCCTATGCCGACGGAAACGCAATAATTGTAGAAAACGCAAACCTTTAACCGGGCACACGCCCACAAACTAATAATGATGAAACAAACTGACACATTGCCAACCACAACTAAAGAGCAACTCGCCCTTACCGCCGCAAAAGCTATAGTGGCTGATTTTACAACGTGCAACCAGGTGCCTACTGCTACCGGCCACCAGGAGCACGATATGCCATTCTCTGCCGCTATGCGCTGCGCTGAATACCATGTGGCAGGATTGATACGTGATACCGTTACATGCCCTGCAATCAACCTGCATTGGATTGAAGTGCAAAAAGCGTTAAAGCATGTCTAAGCGCCGCCGCTCTGATCGGGCTATGAAGATACTGGCATTGCTGCAGCAAAGGACAGGGTGCAGGGTCAGGGGATGGCGCCCGACAAGGGCAGCCTTAGTAACATCAGAAGAAGTAAACAATAAACTTAAAAGTTAAGATATGGAAAAATTAAAAATTCTTTTGAATGTAATAGCCGAACAATTCCCAGTTAAGTGGGATCGCTGGACAAAATCAGATCAAGAAACGCCTTATTTCTGTGTTTATGGATGGATAGCAAGGAAAGACGGACAGCGGGACTTCTTAGTGGTAGAAATGTGGGAAGACCAAGAAATTAATGAGGCTTATTTTGTTACATCCAGTGCTAAATATAGCGCAATGATAAGCGAATTAATAACCGGAACAAAAGGCGATCATAACCCGTGCATCAAAATAGAAGAATTATTTAAGCAGTAACCATCTCTCTCCTCTCTCATGTGTGTGTGGGGACTGAATACAGAGATGCATATTAGGATATGCGATAATGAAACGCATATTAAGCTCCCTTTCGGGAATAAGTTTGATATAATAGATGGAGAAATTATAATCTATAGTAATTAAAAAAACACCATGCAGCATATAGCAACCATAAACGGGAAACAGATTTTGTTTCTGCAAATAACCCAAGACTTTAAAGAGATTTACAATTTAGAAGTATGCAATAGTACAAATACAGAAATTCAATCCCTTGTAATAAATCACGATCATGATTGGTATGATCTTCCTGCCGGCTCTTGGCTAATACTCGGTAAAGTGGATGAGATGACAGAAGAGCAACTAAAGCAAATTTATCCCTACACAGAAGAAGGTTACATGGTAGAAAGCAGCCCTGAGAAGTGGGTAATGGATTTTGAAGGTGCAAAGGATTACCTGCTTACATCATGCGGCATCTTCCTTACTAAGCCGCTGGGAGAAAAGCCAGCCTTAAGGTATTCAGATTATGATTATAGTTTTGGGATGAGCGATGCCAAATTGGAATCTATTGAACATGATTTTAATATGCGCCTTGCAGATTGGCAAGAGGCACAAGAAAGAACATCAAAGAATTGGATAGCATTAATACAAACTGAAAATAAATGAAAATTATAATAGTCGAAGATGTCGTTTACAAAGTATCTGATAAGGAATATAAAAAGTTATCAGATAAATACGAAAAGATCAAAGAACAGTCAAATGACTATCATAAGCATAGCCAGCTTGATGAATAATTAAACTTGTATCTGGACGATGCAAAAGCAAATTACAAAGAAGTAGGAATAATAATGTTTGATTACAGAAGATAAAACCCTCACATCATGACAAAGGAATATAAACTATGCGGATTAAGTAAAAGCAACTCTGCAACCATCGAGCTGCCTGACAGCGAAGAAACGTTCAATGTACCCGTAGATATGCCGCAAGATAGATTTGATGCGCTGTTTAGTTACTGCAAATTTCATTGGGATGAAGAAAAGATAGCGATCGTATCTCATGATGGCATAAATGATAACAACCTCCCTATAAACCCAAAAGTAATTGAAATTAAAATTCATAAAAAATGACAAAGGAAGACATCAAGGCAGCGGCGGAGAAAAAATACAAAAACTATAGTGGAGCGAAAGTTAGCTATGATCTTGAAAATATGTATAACCATGCAAAATCACTTCAAAGATCATCCTTCATTGCCGGCGCAGAATGGATGCAGAGCAACGCATCGGTGAGTGTGGATACGACGCCAGAGGTAGGTGAGTTTGTATTAGTATTTAATACCGAAGGCGCAATATTGACAGGAAGGTTAATGAATAACGGATGGGTGGCAAGTTTTTTAGATGGCGAACATCTTGTTAAAGAATTGAATATTTTATTTTGGCAACCACTTCCCACCCCGCCAACCTTTGAAGGAAAGCTAACAGACAAAGGATAATAAACAATCAAAAATAATTTTATGAACAAATCAGAGGCTATAACAGCATTAAAGCAAGGAAAAACACTCACCCATGCTTATTTTTCTGAAAGTGAATGGGTAAAGCTTAATGAGAGATGGGATTACGAATTTGAGGACGGTTGCACGATAGATGAGACGACCTTTTGGAAAGACAGACCCGGAAAAAGTTTTGAAGAAGGCTGGGAACTATTTATCCACACACAGGAAGAAGTACTGAAAGATCGCAATGGCAAGGAGATAAAAGCAGGGATGAAGATATTTAAAGTTGATGATTGGAGAAAGCAAAAGGTGGTTGTATATGAAAAGGACGGCGTATTAATGGCAGGCGATATAAAAGTAAGCACTTATCATCCGTCAACTATGGAAATATGGGACGAGCAGCAAGTATCACAGGAAGATGGTAAGGAGTGCAACCCGAAGACTTCAATACAGGGCATTTAGAAACTGATGCCAACAATTATATGAATGCAGCGAATGAATGGCAGGAAAGAACGGGAAGAGTAGCTCCGCTTGTTGATGAACTATTTGGTGAAGAAAAGCAAAGAGGTTTTATAATTCACGATTCCTCCTCACCGGTTGCCGACAAAGAGCAGGAAGAAAGGGATTTGGATGAAGAAGGTGCAATGCAAGCAAATAGTTCTTTAGATGCCCAGAGGGAGGATCAGGAAGAAAGGATGTTTACTTTGAGTGACGTAAGAAAGATATGGGATGCCGCAAAAGAAACACGAATACTCTCATTTCCAAACAGAAATACAACATTCGAAGAATACATTAACTCATTTACTAAATCATAAATAGACATGACAGAACAAGAAATACTTGAAGGTAATTTAATGCTTATCCGGAGTTAAAGCATAGCAATGTAACAAAGCCTGATGAAAGCGAGTGGAATTATGCAAGTTGGGACAAAGAAGATTTCGATAATTACATTATAAACAAACTACCATACCATTCATCATGGGATTGGCTTATGCCTGTATGGAAGAAAGCTGGCGAAAAAATATATTCCATGCGCAATAATGTTCCACAAGAGGAATATTACAAGGCTCATATCATCACAAAGAATGTTATTGATGCCTTGCAAAAAGTAGATATTGAAAGCGCCTTTTTAAACATTAGGTTAGCGGTACAGTTCATTAATTCTAATCAGTAATCAATTTATAAAATCTAACAATCATGAACAATAATACAGTAGAGAACAATATGGAACGGAATGCCAGATGGATAAATGCAACCGATAGACTACCTAATAATGGTAATTCCATATTAGGCTTGAACCTTGAATTTGGAGGACTGGCAGCAGTAGGATCGTATATTAAGGAGAAGAAATCATTCTTTTTAGTTGGTGATAAAACTCCAATAAGCGCTGAATATATAAAGTGGCTTGAAGAAATTCCTGCACACCCTGTAAGCGGTGAGAATCCAAACCTATCAAAAATAAATGTGGTTGATGCACTCAATATGGTTGAAGATATGTACGGAAGTGTCATTAACCATCCGTTTCACATTGGGGATTGTGTCCTTGCAAAATACAATGCGCTTGACAAGGATAAAATTCGCAAAATTGAAAGAAAGGTAAGCGGGGAGAAGGCGTACAGGTGGGTAAAGGGCAATGATCTTCCTATAGAAAAATATATCATTGTTCGCCATCCGCATGGTGTAGAAGCTGTAATATTTATCAGACATAGATGGAGGTATTGGTATTCTGGCGCAGAAGTTTCTTTGGAAACTATGAAATCAATTACAGAATGGAGTGATCCGCTTGAAGAAATAACCCTGCCTGCCGTACCTGTAAGCCTTAAAGAATTTGACAGCATTATACTAATTGATGAATTGGAGAGCAGAGGTATCGCTGTGCCTGTAAAGAAGGTAGAGGAAGAACATTTTATGCCACCAGATAATGGAGATGCTTGTTGGAGAATAGGCGCAAATGATTATACAAGGAAAGAAGTAGCCTATTTACTCTACACACAGCGTGCAATGATTGGCAATGACTTAAAATCAAAATGTGGGAATGATATGACCTCTGATATGTTTGATGTTATTAAAAATCCAAGAATGCCTGAATTTTAACCCGCAACACAACACATCAAACAATTAAAAAATAAGCAAAATGAAGAAAATATTTTGGACAATCGTACACAATCTTATCGCTCATCCTTTACTATGTACATTCTCAAGATGGGCTGATAAGTTCCACGATTGGACAGCAGAAAAAATGTAATCAAATACTTAAAAACGGACACGGCAACATTAGCCGCATAGATTATGGAACAAACAAAACATTGGGCTGCTGGACTTATCGCAGGAGATAGATGCTTAGCCACTATCAGACATGAAAGCGACGGGGCAAAAAACTTAATAAACAAGGAAGTTATCGTTATAGATAACTGCCCTGCAAAGAAAGAAATAACAGCCGTTCTTTCGGGTGCAGATAAAGACCCTGTAAAATATACGATCCCTTATAATGAGCTAAGTAAGCTCCCTGCACCCCCATCTCAAAGGGAAGATGCAGAGAAGGTAACGGCAATAGATTTCCTTAAATCAGAGAAAGTATTTTACGGAGAGAATGGATTTTCGGCTTACGGTGAATTTGGAGAGCAAAAGATTTCCGAATTTATGGAAGAATACGCCGCCCAACAACTCCCTGTAAGAGATACTAAGGATGCAGAACAGTGGTTCAATAAACATCATGAAGTTTTTATTGGAAGGGATTATAAGGGTAAAATAGAAGAGCATGTCCCTATTATTACGAGAGATAAATTCCTTCAATACGCCTCCACCCGTCTCCCTGAAGAAAGGAAGTATACAGAAGAGGAAAAGGACATGCTGCAAGGTATCGCTGATTCATTTGATAAGGGAGCGCTCGATAAGCTAAACAGCCGCCAATTCGATGCTGTAAACGACATTAAAGAATTCCTACAATCACTTAAATAAAAACCGGGCACTGTAACGATAGCAGATAATTATGGCAAGCGCAGAAACAGATTTAAAAGACTTGGAAGAAATTAATGATAGGTTGAAGAAATATCAAGATAAAAGAGATATAACCGAATTAGAGATGGTATTTAAAATATTGGAAGATTGGATTGATGAATTAAAGAAAGTGACAGGATCATAATTACTCCGTACCCTATTTCACATAACAAATAAAAAGCAGGCAATATGGAAGAAGATAAAACAGATTTATTCTGGCATGTACTATTTGGTGTTTTAATGATTATATCTCTCTTTGCAATTGTTTATATGGTAATTATTTCAACATAATCCCCTCACAAAGAGAAGGGCAAAAGACCATTGCCGGCCTAATTAAAAAATATAACTATGAGCACACTATGCCAACCGTGCATTTGCACATTGCCTATAATAACTTCAATCCCTAATCATTCAATTCGTGATGTGATATTTATTACTGCAGAAACATTTAATATTTCTATAGCAGATATTAAAAGTGAAAGCAGGAAAAGAATATTTGTTGAGCCCAGGATGATGGCTATGCTATGGCTGAGAGACCAGGGACATAAAGTTGTAAGCATTGGTGCTTTTATGCGAAGGGATCATTCTACAGTTTGCGTATCTACCCGCACTATTGCGAACTACATACAAACTGATAGCATCCTTAAAGTCCAATGGGATCTGTTAAAATCAAATTTAAGCAGGACAGATTTTATTATAGAAAAAGCTGTTTGATATAATGCAACAGAGTTGCGAAAATAAATATTGGTAAATTAACAACGTACAGTAAATAAGTATTACCTTAGCGTAAATAATTATTAAATGAATTACGGTAAAGCATTTAAAACATTGCGGTTTAATTGGGGCATAACTCAAACGCAAGTTGCAAAAAAGGTAGGTATTACTCAAACGTACTTATCGCAGATTGAGGGTGGTACTAAGATACCATCTCAGGATGTGATTGATAAAATTTGCAAGAATTACGGCATACCATTTTTCTTTGTTGCATGGCTGGCGTTTGAGGATACAGATGTCAAGAAAAGTAAACTGGCATCATTCAAAGCGATCAAGCCCGCAATCGATAATCTTATAAATGAATTTATATGAGTGCCCTTACCTACACCGACCACGCCGCATACGCCTATTGGCTGCATCAACTCCACGAGCCGGAAGATCGCATCCGAACGGGATATAAGCACAAGCGGGATGAAGAACCCAAGCGGGCGCATATACCGCTCAGAAAGACAGCGGAGGAGATGCGGGAGGATGAAAGGAAGGAGGATGAGTTTCTGAAAGCAAAAGGAATTATTTTTTAAACCGCCGAATTACAGGCAAATAAAACACAAAATAAAATGAGCAATCAACTTGTAGTACAAAGCCAATCTGAAATGATGGATATGGCAAAGCTTTTTGTAGAAAGCAAAATGTTCAAGGATATTACAGCCGTAGGAATGGCATTTGTTAAGATTCAGGCAGGAAAAGAAATTGGTATTGCGCCATTTGCAAGCATGAGTGGAATACATATCATACAAGGCAAACCCACTGTAGGTGCAGGACTTATGGCAGGATGTGTTAAAGGATCAGGTAAGTATAATTATGAAATTGTAAAAATGGATGATTCTATTTGCTCTATTGATTTTTATGAGCGCAGGCAAACAGGTAATGATAAATTACTTGGCAACAGCACTTTTACAAAAGAAGATGCAATTAAAGCAGGTACTCAAAATATGGCGAAGTTTCCAAAGAACATGCTTTTTGCAAGAGCAATGTCAAACGGCGTAAAGTGGTTTACACCTGATGTTTTTACCATGCCTGTTTATACTCCCGAAGAAATGGGCGATCCTAATTTTACAGAAGATATACAGCATGAAGAAATTAATGCAAAGCCTGCCGCACCCACCACCATGCTATCCCAAGAAGCAGAGCCGATCCAAACGCCCGAGGAAAAGATCAATGCTACAACAACGCTACCCGAGCTACAGGCCACATGGACTGCACTAATGCCTGATGAGCAAAAGCAGGCTTTAGCAGCAAAAGACGCTCAAAAAGCAAAGCTGCAGCTTGCATCGGATACTGCAGCCACTACAACCCCATCTTTTGACCCCTCAAAACTATAAGCCATGACAACAGAACTGACGCATAGTATCGCAATAAATACCTTTCTGCCCGCTGATAAAGCAAACGCATGGGTTCGGATGGCTGAGGCTAAGGAATCATTATCCGAGTACCTGCAAACTTCCGATCTAAAAGGCCAGGGCATACTATTGGAAGTAAAGGACAGCACAGATCATTTGGTAATTGATAAGGCATTGACTGCCTACTCATCCAACATCAAGCAAATGGATGATACCCGCCTGGAATTTACAAATAAGGTAAGCGGCGCACTGATCCAGCCGTTTATTGAAAAGGTGAAGGCCGCAAAGGAAAGCTCGGAGGTGATCCGATTGACAAATGTAAGCCTGCAGGCACGTAAGAAGATTGCAGAGATTGAGCGGTTTAAATTGCATCTTAATTCAGAATTTACACGAGTTGCAGAGGCTTACCGCACCACACTCCGCAATGAAATCAGTCACCAATATCGTATCGCTTTGGAGGCAGGCAGTAAGGAGGGATATGATCAGCTGAAGGCAGCACTTGCAGATCTGACATTGCCGGAATACAATCGATTTAACCCGATCCTGCTAACGCCACAAGAGTTGACAGAAATTGCCAACGCTGCTCCCGCCCTGCACAAGTCAGAAATTGTTATTCAAATGCAGGAAGAAATGGATGCAACCTTTGCAAATTTTGATCGGGATTTGAAGGAGAAGGTTGTGACGGAGGTTGCACCGGCGCCGCAGCCTGTTGTATCTGCACCCGCCTTGCCGGCAAAGCCTATAAGTAAGAAATCAGCCGTTAAAGTTTCATACAAAATAGACACAGTAGAAACTGCAGAATGGGCGCAGGCTGTGATAAAGGCTTTTTTGGCAAATTGGGCCGCATGCTCTGCATTGGTTAAGGTAAGCAGCTACGGTAATTTATCCGTAAAGCAAATGGCGGATGCGTTAGCCAAGATGGCAATGGAGGCGACTGTGTACGAAGGACTGACGCTGAGTACAATTGAAAAATAAACATTAACCGCCCAAAAGGCAAACCCTGACATGGTACTGTCTTGAATAAACAATATGGCTAAAATGATCACAGGCTCAATATGCCTGACAGAATTAAACGAAAAAGCAAAAGCAGGGCATTCTGCATTTTCCAGAGCGCAAAATGGAAAGATCTATTTTAATGTTCTTGTATGGGAAAATGACCAGCCGGATAAGTATGGTAATAATTTCTCTGTGCAATTGAACGCAAAGAAGGATGCTGCAGAATCTGAAAAAAAGCAATACATCGGTAATCTTAAATATTTGGAAGGTGGCGCCGGTGGTCCTGCAAATGTTACGGACAGCGATATACCGGACGAAGGTAAATTGCCATTCTGATCTAACTAATACCCATTACCTTCATGCCTGCGCTGATACCGGCGCAGGCTTTTTAAACTAATTAAGTGCACCCCCTAACATTCACACTCCGCCCATATCAAAAGAATGCCTGCGCAAAGATCAGAGACCTGTTGCCACTTGGCGGCGTGCTCAGGCAATCCCCTGCACGGTCCGGCAAGAGCAAGGAGATAGCAGCATTGGCTTATTGGGCGGTAATGACCGGAAAGGTGCCGCTGATCCTTACGCATAGAGGCAAGATCTTTAGGCAATTGGTAGAGCACTGCCAGGCTGTAAAGATTGATGCAAAGTCAGGCAATGTAGGCATATTAAAAGGGCATTGCTACGTAGCCATGCAGCAGACCATTATAAACAGACCGGCCATCCTTGAGCAGCTTGCCTGCTTGGGGCCTGATCTGCTGATCATCGCAGACGAGGCGCACCGGGGCGATTTTAATAAAACATTTGATCATTTAAGCGCAGGAAAGGCAGGCAGCGCAGGCCTCATTGGATTCACTGCCACACCCGCGTATAAATGGGCAAAGCACCTGGATCGCTACTATGCAAATTTCGTAGAAGGGCTGCAAATTGCAGAGCTCACAGCACTGGGAAATATTACACCAATGCGATACTTTGAAATGCGCAATGACTTAAGCAAGTTAGTTAAGGCGAATACCGGTGAATTTACAGAGGCCAGCCAGGAGGCAACATTTGATCGCCCCGGTCTTTATGATGGATTATTCGAAGAATTGCCAAAGTTTACGTTCAATAAGGCCATCATATTCTGCGCATCTAAGAAATCATGCAATAAGCTACAACAGCAATTTGATCAGCACGCCGGTTCTTACCGAGCGGTTACAGTTTACAGCGGTATGGCAGCGGGTCCCGCAAACCTCCTCAATTTTGAGCACGGAGACGCAAACGTATTGATCAGCATACGGAGCCTGTCTGAAGGTTATGATAATAACGCAATTGACCTTTGCATACTTTGGTGCGCAATCGGTAGCCTGCCGCTGTATATGCAGGCAGGCGCAAGGCCATGTACACCAGCCCCAAATAAGCCATTGTGTACCGTTATTGATTTCGGCGGCAATAACACACGCTTTGGCGGTTCCGCTGACCGCTGCGCCCTTACAATGGATAGGGATTGGGATTCTATGCGCAAGCCGCCATTGACGCACCCACGCTTACCTTCAGGTGTAGCTGCTATTCAATATTGCCCGCAGTGTGAATACATCCTCAGCGCCCTGGCTAAGACCTGCAGCAATTGCGGCTATAAGTTCCCGGAAGCGCATGTGCGGATGAAGGAAGGGGAGTTAGTAGAGATACAGGCTCAGGCGGCGCAAGTGGCAGCCAAGGTAGGAGGATTTATCGGCCGGCGCATCAGCGATCTCCTGCCCTCTGAGCTTGCATTGTACGCTAAAGAAAGAAAGCGCCATGCGCTGTGCGTTCGTGTAGCAAAAGCAAAGGAGCAGATCGCTCCGGGATGGCTTGCAGCGTATCAGCAGGCGGCAGGATATAAGAACGGATGGGCAAAGCGATTGGTGTCAGAATTATCAGCGGCACCGGAGGTAAAGATTGAATATTCAGATTTGGTTTGTAAGTAGCCAATTACTAAATTGCATAAGCATCGAAGTGAAACCCGATTGCTAATATTGATTATTAAGCGCCGGCAGGCGGAAAGGAGCAGACGGCGCAGGCCAGAAGCGGTTTCACACTTTCCCCTGCCGGTTTTTAATTTATGACACTTTCAAAAAAGCAGCAGCTTTTCTTAGACGAAGCCCTTGCAGGGCAAAACATTTTTCTTACAGGGAAGGCGGGCACAGGTAAGACATTTATTGTAAAATACCTTATTGAAAAATTGAAGGCCAAAGGTAAAAAGGTAATTGCCATCGCACCCACCGGAATTGCCGCAAATAACATCGGCGGACAAACAATCCATTCGATGTTCAGCATTAACCCTTTTGGCGTTGGGGAGTACAAAACATGTAATTTCCTGAAAGGCGAAAAAAGACGCATGCTTGATTTGGTGGATACTATCTTTATTGATGAGATAAGCATGCTGCGGCCGGATGTATTAGATGCTATACATTGGACACTTCTAAAGAACGGCTGCGATGGACTACCAAAGAAGCAAATTGTTTTTATCGGGGATCTTAAGCAATTGCCGAGCCCTGTAGATGATAACACAAGATCCATTCTCTTCAGAACCTACAACGGTGAAGAGTTCTTTGAGGCTAAGATATACCCCAAATTAAACGTAAACAGCATTGAGCTTGATGAGGTGCTCAGACAAAGCAATGAAGAATTTATCCATGCTTTAAATATTGTACGTGAGGGCGGAAAATCTCCCTACTTTCGGCAGTTTGTTGGTACAGAACCAAAAGGTATCATCTTAGCACCTTACAATACTACAGTGGATAAATATAATAAAATAGGCTTTGATGCTATTAATCAGCCGGCATTGCAATTTGATGCAAAGATTGAGGGTAACGTAAAAGCAGATGACTTCAATCTGCCTACCCGAATAAACGTAAAGAACGGCTGCAAGATCATGTACTTGGCTAATCAAGTTGGGGGTGAGCTTATAAATGGAAGTTTAGGCATATTCATTACACACCAAGATTGCCACTACATTCGCATAGGCGATGTTGATCACGCTTTGGCACCTGTGAAATTCACCAAAAAGCAGTATGTTTTAAACGATGATAAAACCGACCTTGAATTGCAGGAAATAGGCAGCATTGAGCAATACCCTTTCCGCTTAGCGTTCGCCCTGTCAATCCACAAAAGCCAAGGTCTTACATTTGACGAAGTAACTGTAGATCTTAGCAGGCCATGCTTTGCAAAAGGTCAAATGTACGTGGCTCTTTCCCGTGTTACAACGCCAGAAGGACTTAGAATTATAACCGAATAAAATTAGCAATTTATATGAATGAAGATATTTTAAAAACATCATTCCCGGAAGTAAAATGGCTACATGAAAATGGACTAAGCTTAATACCGGTAAGAGATAAGGCCGAAGGTGATTACCAACCCAAAACCCCATATAAGGGCTGGCGCATACACCAAAAGGAACGTTTAAGCCTGCCCATATTGTGGGGGCAAATGGACACTTATAATACCAATGCGGTAGCGATCATTTGCGGTGAGGTAAGTGGAAATCTGGAGATTATTGATATTGATGTAAAATATAAGCCGGGTATAGATGCTACTATTTTTATGGCTTTGCGCGGTGCATATCCGGACCTTTACAACCGCCTCAGAATCCACAAAACACCATCCGGTGGCTACCACATCCTTTACAGAGTTGCAACAGGCGTGGTGCCCGGTAATCAAAAGCTTGCAGGCCGTGAAAAATCAGAAGAGGAATTGAAAGCCCAGGCACGCCCCAGGGTTGTAAACTTTATTGAGACAAGAGGAGAAGCGGGATATGCCCTGGCGCCGCCATCTGCAGGCTACAGCGTTTTTCAGGATGTATCAATACCTACAATAACATGGGCCGAAAGATGCAGCATTGAGGCTGTAATGCGATCTTTGCATGAGATCGTAGAGCGCGAGCAGGTTTATAAGCCAAAGAAGGCTGATAATGATTATTATGATGAAAACCCTTTTGAGCATTTCAATAACAGCCCGGAGGCAGAAGATACATTAGAGATAGCAGGATGGAAGAAAACGGATGCGCAAAGCAGTGTTTATAATTGGTATACGCGACCGGGAAAAGATAAAGGTATTTCTGCCAGCTTCAACAAGCGCAAACGGATCTTTTTTGTATTCACCAGCAGCACCGAACTTGAAGAGCAAAAGGGATATTTCCCCGCTGTTGCCTTGAGTAAGCTGCTGCACGGGGATGATCGTAAGAAAACCTTTGCCTACCTGGTCCAAAAAGGCTATGGCCGAATAAAGCAAAAGCATGAGCAGCGACTGGTGCACAATAAGGCAATTGCAGGCAAGCCGCTGCCGGCTAATGCCAGCACAGAGGCAAAAACAGAGCACAGCAAGGAGATTGCCAGGCTGCAGGCAACTTACCCATATGGCATATTCTGGGAATTAAACGAGGATGGCCACACTGTTATCAATCGTGAGAAGCTTTACAATGTTGCTGACGGATTAGGATTTAAGCTGCACAACGAAGCGCCGGTGCGCATTGATAGGTATATAGTGCGCCATCAGACAGAAAGGGCCGTATTTGATGAATTGAAGGCATACATCAAGGAAGAGGATCAGGATGAGTATATGCTCATCGCCAACAGCTTTGAGAGCTTTATTCAAAAGAACGGATCATTTACAATCAGCCGCCTTCAATTCCTTCCCGTTGATGAGATTGTAAAGGACAGCAGTAACACATGCTATAAGTTCTACAACAACGGATATCTGTACATTACCGGAACCGAATATAGCTTTAGGGATTATGAAAGCATAACAGGCCTTATCTGGGAGCATTCTATAATGCAGAGAGCATACAATCAGGCACCGGAGGGCGGGCGCTACGTTGACTTCCTTAACCTTGCCACGCCCTACAGCGACCAACAAGCGCACATCCGTAAATGTATCGGCTACCTTGCTCACCAATTCAAGGATGAGACCACAGCATATATTGTGGTACTTACCGAGCAGTGCCCGGATCCAAAGCAGGGCGGCGGCTCAGGCAAGAATATCTTCAGCAGCCTTTTCGCCCAAACAACTACCTATAAATCCATTCCCGGCGACCAGGTAAGCTTTGATACAAAGTTTATGCAGGCTATGAATGGTGAGCGGATATTCGCTATTTCCGATGCGCCGCGCAAATTTAACTTCATGTTTCTTAAGGAGCCGAGCTCAGGCAGCGCAATATTGGAAAAGAAATTTAAGGATCAGCGCACAATAGAAGTTGAGGATATGCCTAAGTTCTTAATACAGACAAACTACAGCTACGAGGTAACTGATGGCGGCTTGCGCCGGCGCATCATCGGCATTGAGTTTACAGATTTCTTCACCAAGGCCGGCGGTGTAGATGTTCATTTCGGCTGCCACTTCCCTAAAGGCTGGAGCATTGAAGATTGGCAGGGCTTTGATAACTTCATCGCAGGCTGCATACGTGATTGGATCGCAGGTGGCAATAAGCTACACCCACAGGAAATGACCACAGGCGGATGGCATAAGCAATTTGAGCAGACATGGGGCGCTGTAATAACGAATTTTATTGAGCAGGAAATTGAAGGATATTGCTCCCAATCATGGGTAAGCAACGACCAATTTAAGAAGGATTTGGAGACTTATTACCAGGAAAATTCAATTACAATAAATTATCGTCCGGCCATGCAAAGAATAGTTTCCGCATTCAGGGAATATTCTACTAAACATAATATCGAGTTTTTGAATGATCAGCAAAGAAAAAATGAGGCAGGTCAAAATTTGAAATATAAGTTCTTTGGAAAGCAAGGAAGTGTACCATTTTAGTATAATAAATTTAAATATAAATATTTGTATAGTTTATTTAATATTTTACTTTATATATTTCGTAACGTTGGTAACACTTGGTAACACTTGGTAAACTTAGTATAACTATTTGATAATCAATAAAGTAACAGAGGTAGCGAAGATTATTTCTATAATTATATCTAATAAATATTATTATCTTCTTAGTACTTCGTTGAAATGAAACATCATTTATTTTTTTACCCTTAGCAACGAGTTTTTTGGCAAAAATGTCTGTTACTCCGTTACCAAAGCCACCAGCGCGGCTTTCAGCGGTAACACTTGGTAACAGACATGCAAAAAGGGTGTTACCGAAATAAAAATACAATCATGACCATAAAAACTATCAACTCCGAATCACAACTGCAGGCATGGCTATGGGAATATGCCTGGAATAACTACCCTCAGCTACGGCGTAAGATGTGGGCAGTGCCGAATGATGCAATAGGTGCATGGGTGAGCGCTAAAGATGCAATGCGATCAAATGAGTTAAAGGCAACCGGGTTACTCAGCGGCGTTTGGGATTTGCATTGCTTTGTTGCTGGTCGCCTGCACATCATTGAGACAAAATTTGGCAAAAATGGCCTTACTGTGGACCGTGTTGTGAAAGGAAAGAAAATATACGGGCAAAAGGAATGGGGTGAAATCATGGCCGCTGAAGGTGCAATAAGGCACATCTACCGAACGCAGGAGGAAGGCATTGCCGTGCTGGAAACTATCATCCGATCCCGAAGCGCAGGGTATGGATCAACTATCAAGCATTTTAAACAATAACGACATATGAGTTTAGGCATCCCCTACATGGGTAGTAAAAGGAAATTGGCAGGACCGATACTGCAATTCATAACAGCAAGGCACCCGGCATGCACAGACTTTTACGACCTTTTCGGCGGCGGTGGATCTGTTTCATTTACAGCGGTACGTGATTACCGTTTCAATGTTCACTACAACGAATTAAACAGCCATATTGTGGCCCTTGTACGTTACTTGCAGGCGAATAGAACTTTAGAGCCTAAATTTTACGAATGGGTGCCGTGTGCTGAATTTCATAAGCAATGTGAACGTACTGATGCAGATTGGTATTCAGGCTTTGTGATGAGCTGCTGGGCATTCGGCAATAACCAAAAAGATTACCTATACGGGGCAGAAATACAGGAAATTAAGCGCTTAGCGCATGATTTTATAGTTCATGGCTGTTTGGAGTCTATGGCCGCCCTTGGGCTTGATATACCGCACTTGAGCGAAATAAAGGATGTGCAGAAAAGGCGGGTAGTTTTTTGTGATTACATCGGGAAGAGCGGCCGGATGCAAAGTATTGAAATGCTGGAGCACCTTGCACGCCTCCAAAACCTCCAAAACCTCCAATGCAGCAACTTACCTTACGAGGCCGTACCGATCACAGGCGCACAACCTGTTATCTACTGCGACATTCCGTATAAGGGTACAGGCGAGTACAAAGAGGGTGGGTTTGACCATAACGCATTCTACCAATGGGCTGCTAATTCCCCACATCCTGTTTACATCAGCGAATATGCGGCACCTTTTCAGGAGGTCCACGCCTTCAGGCACCGCAGTAGCTTGTCCGCTACAAACAACAAAAAGCAAACTATTGAGAAGATATTTTGGAACGGTAAAGGCAATCCTTTTGTAGGAACTTTATTTTAAATTTGCTTATCTGCCCGAACGGGCGTAAATTCGGGTAATGGCAAAAGGAGCAAAAGTTACAGATGGCACCACAGAGCAGCAAAAGCTGTTTGCGTACGCTTACTTCCAAAATGGGGGCAATGCTACACAAGCGGCGATAGAGGCCGGATATTCAAAGAAAACAGCCACTTCGTGCGGTTCCCGGTTGTTAACGTATGAAAATGTTTCAGCATTAATAAAATCACTTAACGATCAGGTAAAAGAGCGTGTAATAGTTACTAAGGAGCAGATAGCTAAAGAGTTAATGAAGGTAGGATTTGCTGACTTGCGAAAGGCTTACACGGTAGACGGTGCATTGAAGGCAATCCGTGATCTGGATGATGATATTGCAGGGGCTATTACGGGTGTAAAGGTCATGGAAGAATTTGAAGGCAGCGGAGAAGATAGGCTGAAGATCGGTGAAACGGTTGAAGTAAAATTCAACCCGAAGATACCGGCTCTTGCAGAGCTAAATAAGATGTTTGGGTATTATGCGCCTACCTTGAATGCGCAAACAGATAAAGAGGGCAACGATGTAATTTGGAACGAACAAAAAACCTATGCGGCTAAACCTGAAGCAGACGCTGGCGCTTGATTACCTTGAGGATAACACCACAAGTGAATTGGAGTATGGCGGTGCTGCCGGTGGCGGCAAGTCGGTGCTTGGGTGCTATTGGCAGATAAAGCGCAGGCTAAAGTACCCCGGAACACGGGGATTAATTGGCAGGGCATCGCTCAAGACCCTCAAGGAAACCACTCTAAACTCCTTCTTTGAGGTGGCACGGCTGCAGGGATTAAAGGCAGGAATTCACTTTAAGTATAATCAGCAATCAAACATTATTAATTTTTCCAATGGATCAATAATATTCCTGAAAGATTTATTTCAATACCCGGCCGATCCAAACTTTGATGAGTTGGGATCTTTGGAGATTACAGATGCTTTCATTGATGAGAATAACCAGATCGTAGAAAAGGCCTGGAATATTGTAAAAAGCCGTATTAGGTACAAGCTTGATGAGTTTGGATTGATACCTAAGATGATGGGCAGTTGCAACCCGAGCAAGGGATTTATTTACACAAGGTTTTATAAGCCATCAAAAGATGGCACATTACCCGCTGATCGTAAATTTATACAGGCGCTTGTAACGGATAACCCGGATATTTCTATTCATTACCGAAACAACCTGCTTACCCTTGATGAAACGAGCAAGCAGCGTTTGCTTTATGGCAATTGGGAATACGACGATGACAAATCCGTCTTAATGGGTTACGACAAAATAATAGATTGTTTCACCAATGATTTCATACCGCCGGGCACCAATTACATCACTGCGGATATTGCCCGATTCGGCAAGGATACAACCGTGATCGGATTATGGTCCGGGTATCGGGTAAAGCTATACCAGCACAAGGGATTAAGCGTTACGGAAAGCGCAGCCGAGATACGCAGGATTGCGGACAGTAATGGCATCCCGAACAGCAGCATTATTGTCGATGAGGATGGTATCGGCGGCGGCGTGGTTGATATACTTCGCTGCAAGGGCTTCGTAAACGGCGGGATGCCGCTACCCGAGCCGGAAAGCCCGAAGATCGGAGCTCCGGATAAGCCCAACTACCTAAACCTTAAAAGCCAATGCTACTACCGATTGGCAGACCGCGTGAACACATCAGGTTTGTACATCGATTGTACTGACCCAACTATTAAGGAAATGATCATTGCGGAAATGGAGCAGGTGAAGCAGCACAACATGGACAAAGACGGTAAAAAGCAGGTGGTGCCGAAGGATAAGGTTAAGGAATTAATAGGCCGCTCACCCGATTTCTCAGACACGCTGATGATGCGGGAATGGTTTGAGCTTAAGCCTAAATATGTCTACATTGGGTAAAATTATTTATCTTGCCTACAAACTCATAAATAATGGGAGTATTTGATGCATTTACAGGCCGCAAAGCCTTACAAAAACAGGTAGGAGCTATGCAGGTTGCATTAGACAACTTCAGGCGCGCAGGCATTGCATCGGCATTGCAGGCTTATAACAGCTCCGTGGCCATGTACCCTGCCTGGGATATATCACAAAACAGCGAGAAGTATTGCACGGACGATAATGTTTATTCTATCATCTCATTGCTGGTGCGCACTTCTGCGGAGGTGCCGGTATGGGCGTATGATGTAAAGCCCGATCAGCAAAAGAATTATAAGCAGCTAAAGAACTGCCGGCCGGGTACTGATAGCAGGCTGCAAAAGGCATTCGCAATAAAAGCCCTGGAGGATCTACCCGAAACGGATAAGGTGGCCGAATTGCTGGCTAATCCCAACACTTACCAATCACAGTACGAATTTCTGATGATGTGGTACACTTGGGTTTATATGCAGGGTGAAGGTTTTATATTCTTTGAAACTGTTGATGGCGGTGTAAATGCCGGACGTCCTGTCGCTATGCACATACTCGACCCGCAGTACGTGGTGCTGAACGTTACAAGCACATTCCCGCAAAGGATTACAGGCTATAGCTATGTGGTTGCCGGGCAAAAGATATTGGATAGCGTGGATCCCATGTTTATCATGCATATAAAATACCCCAACCCAACATACAGCATAAACGGTGCTGAGCTGCGCGGGCTATCCCCGCTTAAGGTTGCATCAGCATTAAATGTACGCTCACGCAGCACAATGAATGCAACTGTGCGGCAGCTGCAGAACGGAGGTGTAGCAGGGATAATTTATGATGAGACCATCAGCCAGCTTGCCGGCGCAACTGAGGCGGTGGAGATCGTAGGGCAGCGAAAGAATGACTACTCACAGTTTGCCCAAAACCCTGCAAATGTCGGGGCAGATTACTTTGCATCCGGCAAGCTTGGCCGCCTTGAGA